GTTGCATTATAAAGGAGCATTTTGATGTTTTGTTCATCATCAAGTAACTCAAAGGGACAACCCTTCAGAGTAAAAAGAATGTGCTTCATGTTAGTCCCACCTAAGGGTATGCAGATACTTTAAAACGTTTTCGCGTACATCCATCAATTCATGGTAGCACTTTTGATTGTGAGAACATTGTCTCAATGCTGGGTCTGGTTTTAATACTGATTCAGTAAAGATATCCAGACCACGATTCCATTTTTCTTGTTTAGATTCGCCATCATCAATGACGTACTGATCTTTCATTTTGCTTACTTAAATTACTTTACAACAGAATCGGGTTCAAGTGCAATATAGTAGCAGAGATTCCTGTCTTTTGACGTAAACTTAGAAAGTAGTTTATTGGAAACAACAACATCATACCGACCTGGAATAATCTTGATGTTTTCTACTTTAAAGTTGAAAGAAAACTCTGAATCAGTTTCACCAACAATGATTGAAAAATCATTTGAGGTGTCGTTTTTCTTGTCCCATACAACTAGTTTCACAACACCTGCTTCACCAACAGCAGAGATATCAGGAAGTTGATATACAGAAGCAGCTTTTAGAAGTTTATCCAGTTGTTGAGTATTTAGTTCAAATTGTACATCTTCAGTAGGCAAAGAAATTTCTTTCTCAGGAGGACTTACAATCACACTAGGATCAGCAAAGAAATACTTAGATCGCATTTTACCCTCACGGATAACAACATATCCGTTATTTTCAAAGTCCAGTTCTGGACTTTGATGAAGAGAAAGTCCGTTCAGAAATTGATTCAGATCATAGATACCAAAATCTTGAGGAATGTCTTCTGCAATCTCTGCTTCTGCAAGAATGTTCTTCATCACACTGATAGTGCGGAGTTTGTTACCTTCCTTGAAGAGGATGGATTGATTGATGCTACCAAAGTTCTTGAGAAGAGAAAGAGTTTTTTCAGAAAGTTTCATAATTACCTTTAGGCTGATTGTGGATTCCAGAGAAGTGATAGAGGAGAACGCAATAATGGATTGCTTTTAGAATGTCTTGCTTTGACTTACCATTCTTTTTACCAAAGCGAGAGAGATACTTGATAGCATTAGAGCGACAGAATGGTTCTGCATCACCAATACTCTCAATCAGATCAAGAGTCTGAGTCTTGGAATCAGGGGACGTATAATGTGCATTATATGTTGAAGAGAGATAGTCCCGAATCTCCTTCATAGTTTTATCTTCTTCGTACTTCCAGAATCCATTCTTCTCAGTGGATTCTAGATTCAATTCAATTTTATCATCCATGTTTAGATTAATAGTGTCGTTTGCATAATCCATATACACCATCTGCGCTGCTCCGAAATTATATGCATCTTCAGAAAAAATATCACCAGTAAAGGTAATAGTATCAGGAGATGCGTCAGCAGCAACAAAAGGATTAGGGCGATCAAGATCATTGCGATCATAATCATACCAGAATTCAGAGTGTTTCACTGGATCCTTCTTCATAGTGTCTTCGTATCGGTCTTCAAAATTTTCCATCTCATCATAAAGTAAACTCCAAGCATTCACCATTCTATCAAACCTCCGTGGAATTTGCAAAGTCAACATCAGCATCAACCTTATCGTACAGTTCCATGAAGGACTGCTTAGTCTCATCATCAAAGCGATTCACACAGACTTCAATAGCCTTTGCCTTATCGCCAAAGATGCTGTATGCACGGATGATATGCACCAGACGACGGGTGGATATGATCTCGTCTACACCACCATCATAGAACGTTTTACGGATAATGTCTCCCCAGTCAACCAAACGCTTACAGAAATCAGCATCCTTGACGCTAAGAGACTCTGCACACTTCTGAAGAATCTTCTGTTCAGTTGCAGGAGAAGGATACTCTTGCTCAAAGGTTACTGGGAAACGCTCAAGGAATGCTTCGTTGAGCACGTTAGTTCCAATGAATCGTCCGTCGTCACTACCTTTTCCTTTAGTGTTGGCGGTTGCGAATACGTTGAAACCTTCTGTGGGCGTAATGTGTTTGCCAATATTCTTGAGGAAAACTCCTTTTCCTTCGAGAATAGATTGGAGGCAAAGAATTTTGTTTGAGGCGAGATCGATTTCGTCAAGGAGCAACACAGCACCCCGCTGCAGGGCTTCGATAACGGGACCGTTATGCCATACGGTTTCGCCATTAACAAGGCGGAAGCCACCAATAAGATCATCTTCGTCAGTCTCAATTGTAATATTTACACGGATGAGTTCTCGTCCGAGTTGAGCACACGCTTGTTCGATAGAGAACGTCTTACCATTACCAGAGAGACCAGTAAGGAACGTCGGATAGAATAGACGGGACTTAATAATTTTTTTAATATCAGTAAAGTTACCAAACTGGACGAAGGTATCATCTTTGCGAGGGATAAGGTTTTGTTCAACTGCAGGAATAACTGCAGGAGAATTATAAGTTACTTCAAGATCTTGTACAGTCTCTTTTGTTACTTCCAGATTCCACTTTCCACGACCAACTTTATAATCAGTCAGTCTGTTAGTAATGGCGTGATAGTTGAAGTCATTCATGTTGCAGAATGCCTTGATCTCTGCAGAAGTCACAGACTCACCATAGGATTCGCGGAGACAGTTGACGATGCTTTCTTTGGAGAGACCCATTTGCTTTGTTTGAACTGAAGTCATTATAGGGCATAAAGAAGGGGTCCGAAGACCCCCGTGGTCAGTTCCTAGACCGTCCATATTTGTACTTCATTGCCTGAAGCATCCATGCCTGAGACAAAGACCTAGGACCTTCTTTAAGAACCTTCAGCACTCTTTCATCAGACTCAGATGCTATTGCTACTTCTTTCCAATTCATTTTTTCTTTTTCACACATCGATTGTAAGTTTTACCAAATAGTGTTTGAGTTCCTTTCTTTTCATAACCTGACCAGCATTTCTTTCCACCTTCAGAAAGAGATTTGGGTTTAATTAAATCAATAAATTCAAACTCAGTAGCTTTAAATTCATCTCTCCAATTAGAAAATTCAAACTCTTCTTTTTTAGTTTTATTTCCCCAGTTTTTAGCACCTTTTTTGCGACACTTAACTAGAGCACCAGAAGCATATGCACTTGGCCAAACCTTATAGCGAGATTTCACCTTATGATAGCAAGCATCTTTTTCTTCATTAGTTACATAATCTGCTGCAGTATCAATATAATCTGCTGCTTTTGTAATTTTAGATTGAACCCATGCTTGAAGATTCCCTTCTCCCTTCTTACCCATCTTTTTTTCTAAACGCTTTGCAGCATTCTTTATTGTTTTTACTTCCGATCTAGCCATAGAATATTCATGATCTTTCTTCTCTTCTTGAGTAACAATCTTAGCCTTACCAGATCTCTCTGCATTAGGATCCTCTCTACGCTTCTTAGAAGCGCGTCTCTCACGTTCATCCTTACTCATCGCTGCACGGTCATCAGCGTCCCTACAGTAGGGTTTGGTGGTCTGTCCTGGTTGCTTTGCACATGGTTTCCCATCATACTTACCACCAGTCTGTTTCCACCCACCACCTTTAAACCAATCTCGAAGAGAGTATCCAGGGTCTTTTGCAGATTTTCCGTCTCTCTTCTCAACTAGTTCTATATATTCTCTAAAAGTTATCATCTTTAAAGACAGCTTTAGAGGTATTTATGCAACAAGAGAAATAAACTCACTCAGAACTTTTTTGTTAGTTTTCTTTCCACGAAGAGATTTGATGAATGCACTCTTAATCTGAGTTTTTGTAGCATCTTCCTGAACTTCAAAGTCAGTGTCTGCAGAAAGAGCACTAGATGCAATACCAAAATATGCATCATAACCAGAATTCTTGAGGGTAAAAGACTTATTCTTTTTATAAGAGTCTTTTGCTTTTTGCATCTCAACCTCATCTTCAGAGTTACTACCAATAAAATAATTAGCATCACGTCCTTCAAGAACACGAATACCAATAAAATTAGTATTCGGGAAACTTTCTTTCAGATGAGTCAACATGGTCTTAGTAAATCCAGTATATACACCACCACCGAAAGTATAGGTGCGACCAAGTTTACGATCTCTAAGAATTCCTTTCCAAACAGGAATTTGACGATCTCCCAAGAATGGTTCTGACTCCCAACGACGTTGAACCTCTACATGATATCCCATACCACACGATTCACCATCGGTCAAAATAATACACTGAACTTTCTGAACACTGTTATCCTTTTTAAACTGGGGAATAATTTGGTGGAGAGCAATCAATGATTCGTTCAAAGGAGTACCAGAAAGACTGAGACGATCAGGAACAGAATAATAAGTTCGCCAATTGCATGAAAAATATGCAGCAATACGCCAAACATTAATCATCTGCTTCTCAAGATCGCGTCCTTTAAGACGACCAGAGAGAATATTAACCATAGAAAACTCTGATGAAACTTTCATCAATCCTTCCTTTTTTTCATAGTGGGAAGGAAGATCAAGGTACTGATTACCATCGATTCTATTCTGCCATTCATTAGTGAAAGCATAAACCTCAAAAGGAATATTCACTTTCTTACAGAACCAAACAAGGTTAAAGAGTTGCTTTACAGTATCTTGAAGAACCTTGGACATAGATCCAGACCAATCAAGAACAAAAATCAAACCATGATTCTTTCCATCAGCGATGGTTGTTACTTTCTTGAACAGGTCTTCATTGTATCGATAAGTGTGTAGCTTCCCTGTATCAAGAACTCCAGTCCGACTAACGCCAGAACGAGAATAAGCGTCTGCGGCTTTACGACACTCGAATTCTTTGACGAGGTAGTTGACTTCTTTTTGTGCTTGCTTTTTAAAGTTTGCATATTCTTTATCTTCTCTATCGTAAATATCAAAGAAACCCTCACGATTTTCGTTGAATTGCTCAAGATGTGTCTTGAACCAATTAGAAGTATACTCATACACTTCATGGACATCTGCAACAACAGTATCCAAATTTAGTTTGGGAATCTCAACGTAAACATTTTCTTCAGCACCTTCAGTGATGAGGTCTTTAAGATTATCAGCAAGAGAGTCTGCAGTCTTAGATTCAATCTCTTCTGAAGTTTCTCCAGGATTGTTTCCAGAATCTTCAGAAGTAACTTCACTCTGTTCATCAGATTGCTGTTGAGGTTCTTCTGAAGAAGATCCACCCTCAGAAGGAGGAGTTTGTTCTACAGAATCTCCCTCTTCTTGAGATTCAGAAGCACCTTGATTACCATTCATGGGAATATCTTGCTTCTCTTGTTCTTTCTTACAGAACTTATAGAGAAACTCTGCTGCAATAAGAACATCAGAGAAAGTTTCACACTCACCGATCATACGAACGATGGGCATCTCGTCAAAGTCATTGAAAGGAATATCTACAAAGTTACCAATCTTGAAGTAAAGATTTACACGATCAGCAAGATTCATTTTACTGATATCTTCGTCAGCAATGGAGAAGAAATCTTCATCAGCAAGTTCAGAATATCCACGATAGAAAGTCTTGGAGAGACCAGGATACTTACGCTTCATCAGTTTCTCGATGCGAGCATCTTCAACGATGTTCACAAGACTAGGGGAAATCTTATAATCAACTCTCCAATCTACGTCAGGGGTGAACAGGGCATGACCAACCTCATGACCCACCAGGAGATCATAAACAACGCCAGATGCCTTGTCCCAGATAGGCAGAGTAAGAACTCGCGTGTGGACATTGAACTGAGCTGTCTGAACTTGTCGATGCTCAACAACCAGATCCTCAGTTGCAAGCAACTTGGCGAGTTGAGACTTGATTTCCTGGGAGACGGACATTGCTTTGATGCGTATGAACGTAGTATACAAAAGAACCCCGCTTGTTAGGCGGGGTCATGTGACGCTTTTTGAATTGGCTCAACGCTTCACGTCGAGCTCTCATCGCTTGAGGTTTTAGTTTTCTCTTCTTTTCTTTCTTGCTGTGGTGTTGCCAGTTTGGAGTGGTCATCTTCCTGAACTTTTTTCATGGACTCGTTAAGCACTTTATCATACCATAGAGTGTTTTTGTCTACCATGTTTTCTAATTATTTAGATAGCATCTGGATAAAATTCAGCATAATACCAATCATTATCCCGAATTATTTTTTCTTCAATTTCTTCAGAAATGTTAAATTTCCAAGGATCGAATTCGACTAAGCGATTTTTTATTTTATGATTACCATACGGTAAAAATGTACAATCATTATATGGAATCTGATCTATATTATCAAGATTATTATTAATTTTTTTTAACTCCAAGAAATCATAGATACTATTCAAAGTTGTTCTGGGATTAGTAACCAAATCCTCATATCTAATGAACAATTGATTCTCGTTCAACATTCTACAATCTAGCAACTCTTTAATTACGATTAATACTCCATTAATCATAGAAAAATCAAATAATTTTTTTAGTTTTATATTTTCTATATTTTCTTTTCTATAATCATAGTCTTGATCTCCAAGAAGATAATCATGTTTATATTGAATCGCTGTTTTGCTTTGAGCTTTAAGCATGGAACTGTACATTCCTCTCAAATCTCTTATACAAAAAATAAATTTTGTTTCTGGAAAAATATTATCTACCAAATCAAACACATGAATCCACTTCCTTGACTTATCAAGAAATACTTCTTTATCAGTAAGAGTTCTCATCCAAGAGTATGAACCATACTTACAAAAATTATAAAACAATTCATAAGATAAATCAGAATTATATTGAGAATGCATTATCGTACTCGACAAATGATCTCTAGCAGATATAAGTTGAGAAGAAAGAAGTGAATCTGGGGAAGCAAAAATATCTGGATGTTGATTTAACAAATTTACTAAAAGAGTGGACCCCGATCTCGGAAGTCCACACATAGGAATTAATCTAGTCATTTTTTATAAGAAAAGTTTTTGACTTTTTCAAATCGAATAGTTTCTTCAAACTTATCATGCAAAGACTCTTTATGAGAAATAACAAAGATATTCGAGTCTTTAATAACGTACCTAATGATTTTAAGAAATTCTTCTGTACCAAATCCATCAAGAGATGAGTCAAATACCTCATCCATGATTAGCAAATTAGTACTTGTAGAGTTTTTAAACTTTGCTACTTCTCTCCAAGTGAACAACAGTGCAAGATCAATTCTTTGCTTTTCACCTTCACTAAAAGAGCTGTAGGAAAAATCTTCGTGGATGGGAGACTGGACGGTTTCGTTAAACTCTTCATCTAAAGTAAAGTTAATATAGAAGTCCATCATCTGAAGATAACGGTTAACTTGCTGATTTATCAGCGGTAGATACTTTTTAATGATTTGAGACTTAACTCCGCCGTCTTTTAAAAGACCATACGCAAAATCGTAATGGTTGATGGAGTCTCTTCTTTGAGCGAGTTCGTCGTAAGTAGTATTAAGTTTTTCTTTGAAGGATTCTAACTTCTCATGCTCAATATTTCTATTTGCAAGTTTGTCGGCAACTCTTTGAATTTCCGATTCCAGATCTCTGATCTGTCTCTGACATCCAGTGATCTTAATATTGTTTTGAGAAATGCCATGTGTTAAGGATGTAATCTCCTTCGATAGAATAGAAAATTGACGCTCTCGCTCCTCTTCCTCTTTAATTGCTTCTTCCAGTTGTTGATAACCAGATTGCAACTCCTTTGCCTTAGTTTGAGCGTCCGTAATTCTATTTATTCTGAAGGTCTCTTCGATGTCTTGATCACATGTTGGGCATACCGTATGTTCTGTAAAAAACTTATGTTCTTTTGTAATGGTTGAAACTTTTGTAGAAATTTTTCCCTTCAAATTACCAAGAGTACGAAGTTTTTCTGTAGCTCCCGAGTACTTCTCAAGGTTCTCTGTTAAATCTGAAATATTTTTTTGAATAGAGGAATTACTATTCATTAAAGTATTTTCTTCATCAAGAAGAATTTGAATTTTATTCTCATTCTGAGTTATATTTTCTTTTCCTCTATTTTCTAATTCCTCAATAAAAGATTGTTGCATCTTTACTTTATCGGCAAGCGAATCTTTCTTTAGTTCATATACACGGACATCTTCCTTTGTTTGACGAATTTTATCTTTAATAAGATTATTCATCGAAGTAAAAATTTTAATATCAAGAAGATCTTCAATTACTTCTCTTCTACTAGAAGCAGTCAACTGCATGAAAGGAACAAAATTACTACTACCCAGAATCACAATTTGAGTAAAAGACTTATAGTTCATTTTTAGAACACTCTGCTCAAACCACTTCTGCTGATCATTAGCAGAAGCTGACTGATCTAACTTGGTATCATTTCTATAGATTTCAAATAGAGCAGGTTTAATTCCTCTACAAACTTTCCAATTAACATTTCCAATTTTAAATTCTATCTCAACAACACAATCTTTCTCATTTGTAGAATTGATAAGTTGAGGTTTATTAATCTTACGAAAAGCTTTTCCAAAAAGAGAAAAACATAAAGCATCAAGAATTGTGCTTTTTCCCGCTCCATTATTACCAATAATTAGCGTAGTCTGGTTTTTGTTTAGATTTATTTCCGTAAACTGATTTCCAGTAGAAAGAAAATTTTTCCAACGTATAGTTTCAAACAGTATCATTTTCTAATAAAGGGGGAATAACGAGATCATTTTTAGTTATTATAGCGTAATTATATTCGTGCTCACTACAAGTGTGTAGTAAAAGATCATCATCCACTTCCAAAACAGTCATTTCTGGATAATCATTATCTTCAAGCATTATAGAAAATCTGGTAGCATCATCTTCTTCTTCAAAGATATAGAGAACTTGAGTTCCTTGCTCATTAGTTACAGAATATGCACCATCATCTTCTCGACCTTTTACCGTAAGTATATACATCACACAATTTCACATGCTTCTCTATATATCTCGGATATAATTTTCTTTACAATGGTTTTATCCAAGTCATTCTCAGACTCTTCAATATGTTTATTGAGAATAGATAAAGTATCTTCAGATTCAACTTCCGAATCTTCACTATGAAGATATCCATTATTGTAATCGAAGTTCTCAATGACTTTTAGATCTGCGACTCCAGATTCATAAAGTTTATCTATGAATCTTTCAAACTTTTTAGGATCAGACTTTTTCTTTACAATAACCTTAATAAGTTTATTTTCATACTCTCTTGCATCAAAAGTTTGATAGGGAGTATCTTCGTAATATATTTTGTAGAAAAGTCTATAAGGATTATCTACCGAAAAATGCTCAAGAGTTTCTGTATCAAAGATGGTGAATCCTCTCCGATCACCGACATCGTTCCAGAACATTTCATACGGGTTGCCCAAGTAGTAGATTCTTCCGTCATTCGATCGAGTGTGATAGTGACCGCTGAAGACATGGGTGAACTTCTCAAATAATTTGCCCTCATGACCATGCTCCATGACGAATCCTTTATAAAGAGCAAATCCTCGGAGCTCAAGGTGCCCCATCGCGCAGTTGCAATTTGTATTTTGAATATATTTAAAAGTGCTTTCTTCATTTTCTTCATTAATCCATGGTATAAAAAGAATGGGTAATTTATCAATAGTTACTTCAGTAGGATCTGAATAAACTGTGACGTTATCATACTCCCTAAGCAAGAGATCTACAGCGTTAACTTGGTTTGTATTCTTGTAGTAGGCAGTATGATTACCAACAATGGTGTGGACTTTTACACCCATTTCTTCTAGTCTATCATAATAATTGTCTTTTGCCCACGCCAGAGCTGAGAAGTCAATACCCTTACGAGAGTCAAAGGTATCACCCATATCAATGACTGTAGTGATACCGTGCTCTTCTAGATAGGGGAAAAAAATATTTTTGTAGAACTTCAAAAAGTAATCGTGAAATAACTTAGAGTTCTTACGAGCACCAAAATGCTGATCAGTAATAATTGCTACTTTCATTATAAATTAAAATCAAGAGTTACTGCTTTAGATATATTTTTAGTATACCATATTATTAGAGTATATCGATTACCATCGGTCACTTTTTTAACTGAATGATTATACTCCTGCCCGTTGAAAATTACTGTTTTACCAGTTCCAGGAGTTACTGTAATGTCTTCTTCTAGTATATATCCCTCCCCTCCAGAATAATCATCATTCAAAGTTGTTACCGAAACTAAATCTGTATATTCTCTACCATCATCAGTATGTAATCCCATCGATGATCCTTTTTCCCATTCAACTAACTGAGCATATTCTATAAAAACCATTCCAAACGTTTGACTTGCAATTCTTTCAATGATTAATGCTGATTTCTTTGCCGTAATAAAATCATCATCTTCTAATCTGTTTAGATCGCACATTTTTGTGTAACCATACTTTTCATGCAAATCAGGATTTCTATGAAAAATTTCAATTAGTTCTTCACAAATTTTTTTATTAATTAATTTGGGTATTAGAAGTATCATACTAATATCTAAGTTTAGAATGGATAGCGTCTTTTATACTATTGTAATCAGAATAATTTGATCCGTCAATAGAGTTATCTTCAAAAACTTGCTCAAATCCTGTTCTCTCAAGAATCTTATTCTTAACTTCTAATTGGCGTTTCTCTTTTTGAATCCTACGGAGAAATGCATAGTGAATAATCTGAGTGAAATATGCAAAGGGATTTTGAGACTTCTCTGGATTAAAATTATGAATGTATTGTACACAATTTTCAATACCATCAGAGATCATATCCTCTTTGAACATATAGTTCACAAAATTTGGCTTAAATGATAGATGATTTGCAATCTTTAAAAAACACTCTCCAATGTAACGTGGAATAGGAGGTTTTGTATCCCAACGTTTTGCTCTTTCACTCTTATCTTGTTCATTTAAATCTTTGCCAAATTTCTTTTTATAAGAAACTTCAACATTGGTTCGATAGTCTATCAGTGCTGCAAGAAAATCTTTGTTGTTAACATAGTGTTCCGACCTTTTTCTTCTAGTCATATTAGATGAAATAATCATTATTGTTTCCCTTATTATGTAGAGATTATAACACTAGGAATCAAACTTGACAAGATTATCAAATATCAGTACAATAACCTTTGTGGAGGTTGATAAGTAATATATTATCTTTAGCTTTTCTTATAGAGTTTTTCTAGAAGTTTCTTTGCTTCACTGATACTACCTACATATCCCATCTTTCCAGAGAGTTTTAGTTCGCCACCATCATCATCACTTATGTCATCACTTATGTCTTTTAAAAAAGCTTGATATATTGCAATGATCTGTTCATTTTCGGATTCTGAAATTGTAATAACTCTTTCCATAGAAATTAAAAACATATCATCTGATGATGTCTTTAACCATGGTTCAACCTTATATCCAATCATTTCTCTTTTTTGAGAGAACATAGGAGTAACAATAACTGGATTACTGATAAGTAAGTACTTACCATCTTTTTCAACAGTATTTAATATTCCAAATAATTCTTCACCACTTATAAGTTTTATTGTTGCATAAAAGTCTTCTTCCATAAATTATTCCTTTAAATTTATTGTTGTTATTTCATAATTAAAATCCTCTTCGTTATAAATTTTAATTCTCTCTATCAAATGATTTAAAGTATAGTTTTTTCTAGATCCATATGTACAGTCATCAGATATGTCGTAGAGGACAGCTTTAGTTTTATTTTTTCCTTTTCTTAGAACTCTACCAATTGATTGTAGATTTCTAATTCTTGATTTACTAGGTGATGCAAAGATAACATTATGAAGATTCTTAATATTAATACCTGTAGAAAAAGTTCCATAAGAAGCAACAATAATTGCATTGCTTTCTTTTTCTGTTATTTCTCTAACAAGTTCTCTTTCTGAAGTATCTACACCACCATGAATGAAAAATACCTTTCGGTCATCTTTCTTGCTACTATTTATTAGATCATATAAAATAGATCCATGAGATTCTACTCTTTGGAATAAAACAAGAGTATTTCCTTTTAGATCTAATGATAAATTTTTTATAAAGTTATTTCTTTTTTCATGATTTATGATGAACTGAATTTCATCTTCAAAGGTTTCAAATTTTTGTGGTTTATGTTTCAATACAAGACAGTTAATATCTAAAGTTGCAAGATGCCCCTGAGACATTAATTCAGCTGTTTGTGTTACTTTATATGATGGACCAAATACTCCTTCAAGAACCCACTTATGTGTCTGCGTTCCATCAAGAGTACCTGTAAATCCAAAGCGATATTTTGCATCAGCAAGTTTAGTCATTATGCCGATAAGAGATTTGGACTTAAATTGATGAGCCTCATCTCCTATAACAACTTCATAATCTTCAAAGAATTTACGATCTAATTTATAAATAGATTGCCAAGTTGTAACGGTTACAGGTAGATCGCTATATTTTTCTTTACCTGAATATATTTTATGGCAGTATGAGTCAGCATCCCAACCATAATCACGAAAGTCACCGACTATTTGCTCTACAAGACTGGTCGTTGGGACAACTACAAGAATTTTTTTCTTCTTATCCGTATAGTAGCGCACAAGCGCGTAAATCATCAGACTTTTTCCTGACGCAGTGGGACTTATCAATAACTTTCGATTATGCCGTAGGGCATCATATACTCCCTCTACTTGATATGATCGAGGTGAAAATGAGCAAATAGATCCCATATAACCTTTTACGCCTTCATAAGAAATCTCTTCATTTATTTCAAAGGGAAGACCGTAAAATTTATTTTCTTCAAAACTGTACGAATAATTATATTTCTTACAAAAACTAATAATTTTATCTAAAAGTCCAACATATATTCTTTTCGATCTCATATCGAACAAGTGTATTTCTCCATTCCAATTCTTACCTCTATACTGAGGCATGAACTTTGCATTTGGAATTTCAAATGTAAAATGATCTCTTAACTCATATTCAATATGAGGATCTGTATTGATTTTTAAAAATACTTCGTTAGACTTGGATATAACAAGATCAGTCACATCACTTAATTCAACTAAAAATATTTATCAGTCTACTTTATACTTGTATTCTAAGATAATCCTATATAAAAAATCTTTTAAAGCAGTCAATCTTTCTTGCTCATACGGATCTCCACTAGGCCATTTATCTAGGTGGAAACAAACAGATTTGTAAATACCATGAACGTCTAAAATATCTAACTCCAATTCTACATATGGAATGTCTCCTTCAAAATCTGAATTGTAATTTCCTTCCATCACCCTAACCCTGCAGTAAACCTCATGAACTCAATAGCATTTTTTATCTGATATGTTCTGTTGGAAATTTGTTTTAAAATACTATCAATGTATGTAAGAATAGTATCATAGTATTCTATCTTTAGTGTAGAGTTTGATAACTTTTCATCCGCATCCATGTATTTTTGCATGGTATCCTTATCTCTAATTTTTTTAGGAAATGGATTCTCTACATAAACATCTGGATCTGCTTTACCACTAAAGTATTCATAACGTTCGTGTCTGATATTTTTTCTTTGTTGTTCTGCTTTTTTTCTTAGAAGAGAGATGTTATTATATAATTGATAATATTTTGCATGAAGAACGGGGATATTTAATGATTCATTGTGAAGATTATCTGGATCTATTTTAGAATCTTTCTCCCACATTTCTTGAAGTTTTTCAAGATCAATACTCATAGTGCATTATCGTTTTCATCAGTTATAGTATATAAAGTATACTTGAAGGTTGCATCTGCTGTAAAGTATTCTACATCATTATCGGTAGCATCAAATTCTAATGTGGACAAATAAGTTGGAAATAGTCCTTTAAATTTCACTTTAAAGTTTATATTGTTATTACTTGTTAGTATTAATAAGGAAGCGTCTGAATATATATTCATTTCAACTTCACTTGGAATCATTTGTCTAGGAGCTAGTTCTTGTAAATCGAATATCTCCTGTCTTTTTTCTGGATACCCCAAACCTCTCATCCAATTTTGAAGTTCCATATAATTTTTAAGATCTTCATCTACAAGAAACTTGATATTTAAATCTCCAAATTGTAACTTGTCTCCAGGAACATCGATATCTTTTAAATAAGAACTTTGCGTTGCTGTTCCTAGTTGAATATCTGGTATGTTAGCACTATTACAAAAGAATGCAATTTTTGGTGCTCTTATTAAACTAAATCTAAATCCTGTTGGAGCAAGAAAATTTCTATTTTTTATTTGCTTATCGTAAAAACCAGCCATCTTTTTTTCTAATTATTTAGATAAAAAAAGAGGGTCCCAAAGGACCCTCTGAATAAACCGTGCGAATTAGATCACATGAGGTTCTTGATAGTAACGCGACGGTAGTAGCGGTTAGAATTGGTGGTAAGAGCACCAGCGCCAACTGCTGTTCCCTGTGCGAAGGGGTTAGCAACCATACCGTAGCGAGTCTTGAAGCCGATCTTAGGCTGGAAGGTGTTCTCTCCAACGGCACGAACCATCTGGAGGGGAACATAAGGACAATAGAAGAGTCCAGCGTCATAAGGGGAAGTACCCTTATAACCAACAACGTAGTACTGATTAGCAGCGTTGTTTGCAGCGTAAGGATCGATGTATACGCGGAACTTACCAAGCAGAGTACCTGCGAAGGTGTTACCGGTATCGTCAACACTCAGGTTAGCGTTAAGAGCAGGAGTGTAATCGAGTACACCAGCCATTGCAAGTGCGGATGCAACGTCAGCGGAGCACATGATTACGTTGCCCTTTCCTCTACGAGTTCTTTGAGCGATCTGGTTCGCATCTCTTTCGATCTGGAACAGAAGACCCTTGAACTTCTCAACGCTCCAACGTCCGTTGGAATCGATATCGAGGTCGAACTCACCAGCAGTTGCGGTGTTGACGGTAGCACCTTGCTCAGCGGTCTTATAGATGGTTCTGATAACTTCGCGGTTGATCTCAGCAAGAATTTCGCTAGAGAGAATGTTTGCGAGTTCCGCTTCAGCGTTCAGACCGTGAATTGCCTTCAGATCTTGAGCGAGTTCTAAGGAGTACTCAGCTTTCAGAGCTCTTGACTTAGCGGTTACAGTGACTTTCTCGATTGAGAATGCCATCTGGTTGAAGTGGTCGTTACCTACGCCAAGGTTCTCAGCGTCATCGGTACGCATACCCTGACCAACATTGTAATCAGCCTCGGTTGCAGAAGCAGTTGGGTTAAGAACTGCTGGGTTGCTTCCTTGCTGGTTGGTTGTACCCATACCAACGGCAATATTAGTGTTACCGCTAGTGACGTCAAACTCAGCAGACTGACCAGAGAATCCAGTATCTGCTTCGTCGAACAGTGCTTCAGCACCATTCTGAGTCTCGTAGCGGGAACGCATTGCGAAGATCAGTCCAGTAGGACCGTTCATAGGCTGAACACCAGCCAGGTCGTAAGCGACCAGGTTAGGCATGGAGCGACGGATCAGGGAGATCAGAACTGGGTCGAAACCAGCAACTGTCTGACCACCGGAACCCGTATAACCACCGTCACCAACGGAGTTTACAGGTGCTTCAGAAAGGAATGATCCTGACTGGGAGAAAGATTGTTGCTCTCTCAGGAATTTTTCTTGGTTTTCGAGCAGGACTGCGGTTACAGCTCTCTTGTGAGAATCTTGGATTGAATCAAGTCCCTCATGATTGAGGAGAGGTGCCCACTTTTCCTGCAATTGCTCGGAATGGAACATTTGCTTAAAGGGTAATGTTTGCGTTTGATTTAATATTAAATTCAGTTTTTGTTAGCAATAACTGAAAGGGTCTTTAGGTATGCAGCCATGGAATTAGAGTAAGACTCATATCCACTTTCTACACCCTCAGAGAGAGTTTCGGTTTTTGCTGCTTTTGGAGCTTTCTTATCTGAGAAGTATGACTCCTTCAGAGTCTCCAGTTTTTCACGATATTGTACTTCACTTTCAAACTCAACACTTTCGGAAAGTGAGGCGAGTTTCTCTTTCTGTGTCTGTGCAAGACCTTCAGAGACTTGAGCTAAGATTCCATCTGCGACCGACTCGGAGAGACGTGCGTTGAGGGAAACATTCTTCTCAATTTGCTCGTTGAGTTTTGTCTCCATGTCATCAAGTTTTTCTACCATGCTCTCTAATACATCATATTTTTCATCAGGGATATTCACATAATGTGCTTCAAAAAGTTCCTTCATGCCTGAGATGAAGGATTCAGTCATTTCTGTCTTAAGTGCTGTTTCGATAGCGAGTTGATTCTCAGTGAACCACTCTTCAGCAACATACTCAAGATAAGAATCAACTCTAGTGGTTAACTCTTCCTTGGTTTCTACGATTGCTTCTGCAAGTTCAGAAACAAACTTTTCTTCATATTGTGCTTCTAGTTCTTCTTTGATGGTTGCAACCTTAGAGTTGATTGCTGTTTCAAAGATAGTGCGTGCCTTTTCTTGGAATTCTTCGGAGAGTTCTTCACCAGCAAGAAGTGCATTAACATCTTCTTCGATGTCGTACTCAGCAACTGTCTCCTCAAGATCTCCTTCTTCATCATCCTCTTCTACTTCATCTTCGAGATCTTCTTCTTCAGAGATGATTTCTTCTTCTTCAACC